TCTCGGGCAGCCAGACCGGACAGGTGCGGGTGGTGCCCGAAAGCGGCAGGCGCTGGATCTCCACGAACTTGAAGCCCATCAGCTGGGTGATCTTGCCGCTCTCCAGCTGCTGCAGCTCGAACGGGTTGAGCGATGAAGCGGTCGCGCTGGCCAAGCCGATCAGGTCGTCGGCCTGCTCCGCGCCGATCGCCATGACCGGCATCGCGCGGTCCATGTCGTTCTCGGCCAGGGCCAAGGCTTTGCGCACCGCGCGCAGCTTGGCCAGCGTCAAGCCGGCGCTGCCGTGAACGACGGTGTTCGCGGCGGGCAGGACGCTGGAACCAGACAGCCGCTTGCCGGTCATCACCCTGCCGAGGATGCCGCCGTCCGTCACGGTGCCGTTGATGTCGAGACCAAGGATGATGTCATCGATCCCGCGCCCGATCGCGGCGGTGTGCGTGGCGATCAGCTCCGAGGTCGGGTTCATCGCGGAGCGGAACACGTCCTCCTTGTCGAGATACTGGCCAGTCTCGATCGGGTCTTTGTATTCCAGCCAGCGGCGCTCGCGGGCCGCCGGGTTCTCGATGTTGCTGCGGCGCCGGCCGCTGCCGCGCTGATAGTTCACAGCGCTGATCAGATCGGACGCCGGGATCGCTTCGCCGCTCGCGGCTTTTTCGGTCACATACTGGCGCAGCTTGGAGCCGTTTTGCTGCAGCGCCATGCTGACCGCATCAGACAGGCCGAGCTGGTGGGACGCTTCCACGCGGGTGTCGAAGGCCATGGGCATTCCCTTTCGACAAAAAACCAAAACAGAGGGTTTGTCGCAAGGGGTGCCCGGAACGCCGGACCCTGGCTCGCCATATCGCAGGCGTGGCGCGGCGGTCTGTTCCCGCTGTCAGCCGGACCGCTGGTGTGGCGGGTGCCCGGACATGGGGAATATCTATGTCCGGGCCTACATCTTGTGTCAACCCATCAAATCAGCGGGTGCTGGTCGCCAGCTTGATCAGCCGCTCGCGCATGGGCTCCAGCTCGCGCATCCGCTTCTGGTCCTTGGTGGAATAGGCCTTGCCATAATCGCCATCCGGGCCCGTGAACCGCTGCAGTTCCGCCTTCGCCTCCTGCGGCGTGGTCATGCCGACCGCGCCGGCGCCACCGACGAATGCATCATCGCCCATTTTCGCCCCGATGGTGGCGAACAGGCGCATGATCCCAGCGTCGCCGATCTTGGGTTTCAGCATCTGACCGATCGACTGGATCTGCTCAAGGTCCAACCCTGCCTCGGTGGCGATCGCCTGCGCCGCGCCCTGCGCCTGTGCGATCTTGGCGGCGTATTGATCGCCCCAATCGCGCTCAAGCTCTTGGCGCATCTGCTGCGTGGCGTCCTGCAGCTCTTGGTTGGCGACATTGAACATCTTGCCCATATGCCCGGCGAACAGCCCGACGCTGGCGTTCACCTGGTCGGGCGTCATCCCCTGTTCGTGCGCCAGCGTGCGGAACGTGCCCTCCAGATCCGTGTCCCAGGACATGCCCTCGGGCATGTCCGGCTTCGCAATGTCATAACCGTCCGGCGCTTCGGGAATGCCGAACGCCTTGGCATTGGCGCGCATCCATTCGCTGGTCTTCTGCCCCTCGGCCGGGCGGTCCATCAGCTTGTCGGCGCCCTTGCCTAGCGCCTTCTCCGCTGCGATGTGCCCGCGGATCGCTTTGGGCAGCAACGCCGCCGCGTCATCTGTCAGCATCCCGCGCGCGCGCAGCCAATCGCGCTCGGGTCCGGTCAGCGTGCCCTCCCGCTCGTGCCAGGGCTTGGCGGGCGCAGCGCCATCGCCGCCCGCTGCGCCAGCCGGTGCGCCCGCCGCGGGGTCGCCGCCCGCTGCGCCCGTGCCAGCAGCCGCGCCGCCCGCATCTGCGCCCGGGTCTGCCTCGCCAGTGCCAGCAGCTCCGCCCGCGCCCTCGCTATCTGGGGCGCGGCAGATTTCACGCCACAGACCCGCGGCCATCATCATCATCGTCAGTTTCATGGTGTTGCTCCTGCATCATCGAGTGGATTTCAAAACGGTTGACGTGCATCAGCGCCAGCAGCTCCAGCGCCAGGTCGCGGCGGCCCGCCTCATAGGCCAATTCCTCGACCGTGGCGGACAGGATGTCGTCGCTGGTGCGCGGGGCCATGGCCAGCACGCGGCCCATGGCCAGCAGATCGGCGCCCAGATCAGGCGACGCGGCGAACGCAGCGCGCCAGCGACGCGCGCGGCGCGACACGGTGCGCCGGATCGCCTCGCGGATCGATCCATCGCGCTCCGTGATCAGCGCCCGAAACAGGATCGACAGTCGATCGAAGATCATTGGCCGCCGCCCATGCCTGCCGCTGACAGGTCGCGCGCAATGCCGCCGCCTGCCTTGGCGGCCTCCATCATCTGCGCCTGTTGGGCCTGCTCCGCGCGCGCCTTGGCGATCTGGTCGGCTTCCTCGCGCGATGCCAGCAGGCGGGCGGGCACGCCGCGCGCTTCGGCCAGGACTTCGACCATATCGTCGGCGCTGATCCGGTCCATCACGCGCGGCTTGATCGCCGCCATCGGCGCCAGATCCGCGATCAGGCGCATGGTCGCCGCGCCCTCGGCAGACTTCGCCGCCATCGCCGCGGCGCTGGTGTATTCGATCACCAGATCCGCGCCGGCCGCCTCGGGCGGGGGCGGCGGGATCTGGCCCGCCTTCCACAGCATGGCGAACCGCTGCGCGATCTTCGGGCCTAGAAATTCCTCTTGCACGCGGCCAAGGTGCGGCGCCATCAGCCGCAGCTTTTCCTCCTGCCGCTCGACCACCTCGGTCGCGGTCATGCCGGTGCGGCCCGCCAGGTTCATCAGCGACCAGTGGAACGCATCGCGGATCTGATCGAGCGCCTGCGCCTGCATTTCCAGCGTCAAGCCGGTGCCGGTGAAGGTGTCGAGCGTGCCCAGCATTTTGCGCCCGCTTATGTCCATGCCGCCATAAACGACATCGCCGGGGCGGATGCGGCCCTTCAGGGGCATGACATCGCGATCCGGGGCCAGCAGCGTCGGATCGGCCGCACGCTGGCCGGCGCGCAGGTTGGCCCGCTCCATCAGATCCATTTTGCGCGCGCTCGCCAAAGCGATCCAGCCGGGCCCGACGCCATAGCTTTCGCCCGTCTCGACTTCCCAGCGCGGCGCCGTCATCGGCATGTCGTCATAACCGCCGTGGCGCAGCACGGCGCTTTCGTCCTGGCTGGTGTGGATCGAATGCCAGCGCTTGCCCTTCGGCCCGAGCTGGCCCTTCACCCAATCGCGGTTTCTGTAGATATGATGAAAGATCACCTGCTTGTGGCGTGATCCGTCCAGCGCGCGCATCTTCATTTTCTCAGGCAGCACGTCGATGCCGAAGGAATGCGCCGCCTGCACCGGCGACAGCTTGAACCGGCGGATCACCTCGATCACCTGACCGTCCGCGTCGATGTCGTAGCAGACTTCTGCCATGCTGATCGTCTGGTCCACGATCCGCCGATCGGCCACGCGCATCTCGGCGATCTGCGCCCCGTTGCCCAGGGCGGACAGGTCGCCATAAAGCTGCGTCGTGGCGGAGTAGAACGGCGAGACGCTGGGCGAGAAGCTCGCGCGAATGATCGACGCCACCAGATCAAGCCATTCCTTCATCGGCTGGAACGCCGACAGCGCCGGGTCTGAACTGCTGACGCCGAACCAGCGGTTCGCCGGATTGTTGAGCGTGCCATACAGCCCCGAGCTGAAATGCTGGTTCGCGATGACCGCGCCGCTGTTCAACGGTTTTTCAGCCCGATAGTCCGATGCGTCGGCGGTCATGAACCCGCGGCGCTGCGGGCGGATCAGCCGCCCGATTTCTTCCCAGTCGCGCTCATGGTCGGATCTGGCTGCCTTCAGATCCGACCAGGCGCGCTCGGCCGTGATGGCCCGCGGGTCTTTCTCCATGACCATCGCCATCATGCAGCGCCCAGCTGGCGGTTGCTTGGCCGCTCGGCGCGGATGCCGCTGGGCGACGTGAGGATATTGGCCGCCGCGCCGGCGCGCATCCGTTGCATGGCACGCTGCAGGCTCCCTTGGCGGTTCGCCTCGGTGTTGTCCGGGGCGGCGATGATGGGGGCGGTCATCTTGGGGGCGCTTCCAAAGCACATGGTTCAGCTTCCTTTCTCGGGGATAAGCGCGAATTGCAGCCACGGCGTCTGTGACAAGCCGAAGCCGTGCAGCTCCGCCTCGAACGCAAACCCGATCGCGGTCAGCAGGCCGGGGGCGGTGGGATGCTCGGCCCAGCAACGGCACTCAAGACGGCGCAGCCCGGACTGCGCCATCGCACCGGGCAGATCGGCACGCAGGCCAGCCACCAGACGGCGCAGCGGGGCCGCGAACCTGACGTGATCGCGAGCGATCAGCGCGGCCGATGCGGTGCCACGCGCCAGCAGCTCGGCGATCATCACGATCGCGAACGGCTCGGCGCCGCCCTCGGGTCGGTGACGCCAGACGATTTGAAGGTGCGAGCCCGTCGCCTCCTGCAGCACGAACTGGCGCAGGATCGCGTCGGGCGTCGGGTCAACGCCGCCCAGCTGGATCTCCAGCCGATCCATCCGGTCCAGATCCTCGATCACGCGCAGCGCCGACAGCAGCTCGAACGGCGCCAGGCTCAGATCGCGCCAGGCGCGGGCCCGCGTCAGCAGCTGCGGCAGGATCGGC